CTTTTTTCTGTTCCTGTTTTTGTTTGCCCTAAATTATGTGGAAACATGATGATTGTTTTGTAGTTGAAAGGTTTGGTTCTTCTCTTTAATGTTTTTTTATTATTCAACGTGTTTTTCCTTGATTTCTTTGGACTATGACAATCATTTATACCAAATAATGAAACAGCTTGCTTTTTAGTTTTCAAAGGCATATTTATATAATTATATAATATTTTAATTCAAAATTAAATATTATAATATGGTTAATGGACTAGCTAATTATATTTTTTGGAGTTTCACACTTCATCATGTAGCATCAGCGACCAGTCCAAACTTTAACAACCGATCTTTTAATAGTGCCTTTTTTTAAGTCAGTGTCATACATATCAAAAGTATACATTGATGTCAAAGGATATCTCCCTATATTACCTAATATGGATTTTGACGTGTTTGTTTTAGGATATTCTGTACAAAATATAGAACCCATAATTCTCTCTAAGCAGCATCTATCAGATCTATTTTGTATAACTTGTGTTAATGATGATATATTATATTTATTTTCTATATGTAAAAGAAAGTTATGGTTTATATATGATTGGCAACCAAAACATCCAGACCACCTGTTATCATTAGCAATTCTAAACGTATTAATAATATTATATTTCAATTTATCTACAATATAAAATTTATTTTTTAAATTTTCTACAAGTTTTATTGAATTTGATTCATTTTCATTATCCGCATCAAAATGCCATAATGGCAATACAGATGTTCCATTTAAAACTTCAAAATTGATTCTTTTGTGAAAAAATACACTATCATGTATTATTATAGCATTTTCAAAAAATTTTTTTTTAATAAAGTAATAATATGGTAATAACTCTCCTCGTCCAGGAAATTCAGATTGTATTATTTCTACATTACTATAATCATAATCTGCTTTTAAAAAATTAGTATCACTGTTATCATCAATTATAACAATTTTTTTAGTTGGATAAAAAATTCTTAATAATTTTATAGAGCGATTCCAATATCTATTAGTGTTTTCAGAATTTACATGTCTTGTAATAATAAACCCAAAATTGTTCATAATATATATAAATATAATTGTATTATGAACTTAGATCAAAAATATAATTTTTTTGCTAAAAATATTAAATATAAGATGGAATTTTATCGATATCAATTACATCTGCAGGTACTTCACCTTTAAAACTAGAATATGCGTTAAATTCTGGTCTCTCTAATTGTGCTTGAGGTGTATGGTTATGAACACATCTTGCTATCATTTTATATAGTTTGAAGTCAGGATATCTATCTACTCCATTTCCTTTATATAACATATTTACTCCTTTATCATCCAAACACCATTCAACTATTAAACGTTTAACAGGATCATCGCATTTATTTAAATCTTTAATTTCATCAAAATCCTCAACTACATAATCAAATATTGAACAAGCAAGACGACATAGGTCAAAGCTATAATTTGGTTCTAATCTTGGTTTCTTCTCATTTAAGTAGGGTTCGGTATTATATTGAGTAGCAGCATCGCCACCTGCTTGAAAACTATCACTACAGAAAAGTTTACCATCAAATTTATATATACTTCTTCCAAAGTCAATAATTTTGAATATACGACCAAATGTAGGTACCTTATAGTATTTCTTTTTATAACAATAATAAATGAACTTTTTATCTGTCTCATTATACATAACATTATTTGTATGTAAATCATTGTGTGTAAAGTTAAATGCTTTTTGATATGTAACTAAAATCATAATAATCTGCATTAATGCTGAATACCATTCTTCTTTTGATAAATCACTAGTTAAAATTAAATCATCAAATGTATTTTCGCAAAATTCCATTCCAATAACTTGAACTGGAAATTTTGGAATAGTTACATCGATTCTCTCTTCTTCAAAAGAATCATCATCCTCACCATCATCATCCTCATCATCACCATCATCTTCGGTTTCTTCATCTTCATCTTCATCTTCATCTTCAGGTTTGTCACTATCTAAGTTTTCGATTTTTCCGCAATCGTCACAATCATCAGGTTCTTCTTCATTATCAGTATATGATGAACGCGATGAACAAGTTGAGTTTGATTTTAATGTAACATGTTTATCTGATTCTTTCTCTTCTAAAAGATTAGTATTTGTTAAATCAACTAAATCACACAGCGAGTCTGATGATAAATCAGACATATTTACAATATTTTCATCAAATACATCTTCAAATATTTCATTGTCAAAAGATTTAATTGATATTTGTGATTTGGCACTTGAATTATGCTGAATTGTAATAGGTTTTAGTTTTTGATTTTCATCTTGAAATAAATGATCATATTCATCAATTTTAAATAACACATTTTTGTTTTTATTAAAGAATTCAGAACTATTTAAATAATCGATATCGTCAAAAACATTTAAAATAAAGTCATTTTTAATACCTAAAAAAGAACCATAATAATCAACTCCATGTGTAAAATCATGTGTATAAATTAAATTACTAGATAAGTATACAAACATACCATCAACATATGCTGAATTATTTTGATCAATAAATTTTGAATTACAATCTAATTCGGTTGAATTGATTTTTGGTAAGGAGAATAATTTTTCATCATTTAAATTATACTTTCCAATTAAATATTTAAATGGGTCTAATAAAGGTGCCATCTTAAAAAAGACATCTTTATCTTTTGTTTTGTTATTTTGTACATTTTTAAGCCTACAATTAAATAAATGAAAATCATCATCGCCTCCATCGTTAACATTTGAAATATACCATTTGTTATTTAAATTAATACTATTATAGTTACTATCATTTAAGGTGAAGAATTTATTATAAATAGGTATGTAATTTTGCGCATTTGAGAGAAAAAGGGTTTCTGATTTCTCTAAACATTTAAAAAGTTCAAGGTTTTTCCTTTTTTGATAGTTCACGTTTATCATTCTTTAGCTAATTAATATATAAATTTAATGTGTTTTTAACTTATTATAAATGCTAATATACTCAGCATGTAGCTTTATTGCGTAAAAATCTTTAAAAAATAATTTATATTTTAAATAGTAATGACTTTAGAACTAAGGAAATTTGACATGAAAAGTATAAGCTTTAAACCGAATGAAAATAAAGGACCAGTTGTAGTTTTAATTGGAAAGAGAGATACAGGTAAGTCTTTCTTGGTAAGAGATTTACTTTTTTATCAACAAGAAATTCCAATTGGAACAGTTATTTCTGGAACAGAAGAAGGTAACGGGTTTTATGCTAGTATGGTACCAAAATTATTCGTACATAATGAATATAACACGGCTATTATTGAAAATATTTTAAAAAGACAACGTACTGTTTTGAAGCAAATAAAAAAGGAAATGGAAACATATAAACGCAGTACTATTGATCCTAGAGCATTCGTGATTTTGGATGATTGCTTATATGATGCTACATGGACTCGCGATAAAATGATGCGATTACTCTTCATGAACGGGAGACATTGGAAGGTCATGTTAGTCATCACAATGCAATATCCTCTTGGCATTCCTCCCACACTAAGAACCAATATAGATTATGTTTTTATTCTTAGAGAGAACTATATCGCAAATAGAAAGCGTATTTATGAAAATTATGCTGGTATGTTTCCAACATTTGAGAGTTTTTGCCAGGTTATGGATCAATGTACTGAAAATTATGAGTGTTTGGTCATTAATAACAACTCAAAATCAAACAAATTACATGACCAGGTGTTTTGGTATAAAGCTGATAGTCACGGTGAATTCAGATTAGGTTCAAAGGAATTTTGGGAATTGTCTAAAAATCTTAAGGATGAGGATGAAGATGAGGCATATGACCCAAATAAGGCTAAAAAACGAGGAGCTGGTCCAAAGATTAGTGTCAAAAAAGCAAATAAATGGTAGAAAGTATATCAAAAATAATAAAATAATTAGGTCCTCGATTTTTGAAAAGGCAACTAGCTCATCAAGATGCTGCTATACAAAGAAAGATATATGATAAATGTGTATAAATAATATACTAATTATATTATTTATATTATTTATATTTTACGACCTTTTAATTTCTTCTTTTATTGGTGTTTCTTCTTTTATTGGTTTTTCTTCGGTTATTGGTTTTCCTTCGGTTATTGGTTTTCCTTTTTCCTCCTCTGCCCCTTCTTCCACTACTCCTTCCGGAACTTCGACTCCCTAAAGAAAAACCTGTTCTTTGTCCCATACTTTGTCCAGCAGGTCTGGAACCATTGGAACTTGAATTGGAACTTGAATATGACCCTGTAGATTGTTGACTCTGAGATTCCATTCGTAGTGCTTCTGCTGATGGTACTAAGCGAGTGCTGTCTTGTTTGGCACCTTTCTGTTGGAGTAATTCTACAATAGGTATATGTTTTTGTAAATATGCTATGTACATAGGCGAATAGCTACCGGATGTCTTGTTAATATCGGCACCTCTTTCTATAAGTAATTTTACTGGTTCAATTAGTCCTTCACTACAAGCTATGTAAAGAGCTGTTTTATTTCCATTCGACATGCCAGTCGTCTTGTTGATGTCAACATCTTTATTCTGACCCATTGGATTCCAAGCGCTATCCGTACCTTTGTAGTTCAGGAGCATAGTCATTATTGGAATATTGTCATTAAATGCTGCTAAATAAAGAGGGAATTGTCCTTTATCTCCAGACTTGTTGACATTGGGGCGATTTGCTAAAAGAAATTCTACTATTGGAGCGCGGTTGTGCCAAACCGCCCAGAATAGAGGCGTGTTTCCGGCATTGTCTGCCGCATTAATCTTTGCGCCAGAATTTATTAACTGCTTAACAGTTTCTAAATCGCCAGTTTTAGCTGCTTCTATAAGTTGTTCGTCTTTTGTCGACATTATATAATATATATTTATTTAATTATTATAACTATTTAATTATAATAATTAATTCATTTTATTTTAACAGTCATCAAATGATATAGTTACGGGATATTTAATATAACAATAGTCTCTCCAATTTGTATTTGGATTATTTAATTCGCACCAATCAAAAAGTATTTTTCCATTTGTTGCTTTTATTGGTAATCTTTCCCATAAATTATATTTAAAGGTAAATAATATATTCATTATTCCCATTTCATTTGTTTTACAAAAAGTATACTTATTCATAGCTTCAATAAGCTGATTTTTATCACATAATTTAAGGATATTTGTATCATAAATCCATATACAATTGAGCATATAATTTGACTTCAAAAGTTGTTCACCATATTCAGATTTTAATGAATCAATTAATTCGGGTATATCATAACTTAGTTGACAATTAAATGCTTGATCCTCATCAATCTTCCCATCTTTAGGTGCCAAAATTTTATTTTTGTAATCAATCTCAAGTAGATATTTAACATCGTCTAATAAACGCAATCCAGCATCTAAAAATACAACACGCGACCATTTGGAAAAATAATCATCAAACACATGTAGTTTTTCCCATTGATTTAACTTATTTACTTCTCTCTTGTCTGTTGTATCAACAAATCCAGATTGTCCTATTTTTAAGAGTAAAATAGATTTATCTATTTGTGGGAATTTTTTTTCAATAATATTATAAAAATCCTTAAAATTAGCATTTAAATCAAAATCAATTGTTACCAAAACTATATCTCCATTCCAATTTCCTTTACTTCTTAAATCAATTATAGTTCTTCTAGCTTTATTGAAATAATTTAAATCTGTCACCAATGTGAAAACTGTATCACTATCTTGTAATATAACATCTGCTATAGATTCATAAAAATTGTACTGTTCTTTTGTTATAACTTTATGAAATGTAATAGCATCAGTTAACTGCGATTCATTTTCATGTTGAGCTAAGTGAAAAAGATCATTATTTAATTGATTAACCTTATTAGTTTTAGAAATTTCTTGAATCCATAATCCAATACACAAATCGTCACACCAATGTTTATAAGAAATATTTATACCAGTATTTTTAACATAGTTATGTAGCAGTTTATATAATCCTTTTGAAATAGCGTAACCAGCACCGCCTGACATATAAAGACAAAAATCATTTTTAATATGGTCTAATTCTTTACCAATGTAATAATTTTCATTTGAATTATATTTTGTGAGTAAATTTAGAAGTCTTTTTTCAAAAACAAATGTATCATCGTCAATAAAAATATACCAATCGTAATCAATATTCATATTGTAAATAAAATGAATGTATTTCCAAGTAATATTTTTTTCATCATCCATACAATACCATCCAAACTGTCTATTTTGGATATCAGGCTTAGATGTTAAATAATAAATATCTTCTTTATTAACATTTTTTAGCATGGTATCCATTTGGTACTTAACTCTAGTATCTAAATATTTATCGCATGTAGAAATAATATAACAAATTTTCATAATGGTTATATTATTTTTTTAATTTTAAGTAAATATTAATGAAATTTATTTAATCTACTTGTTCCATTGAATCCTTATTGGCAAAAGGACCGCTAATTAATTGACTTTGTCCGTTGTCAGTCTTACCAACAACAATATTTTCACCTTCGAATAACTCCATACAGATGTCAGCAGTAGAAATATTTTCTTGTTCCTTAAATGCTACTTCTTGAGTATTAATATTGTTAACACCAATTAAATTACCTTCTTCATCAATTGATTGAGTTAATGTGTTACCAGATTTCTCGGCATTCTTAATATTCTCGTCAATTGCCTTTTGTTTAGATTCCTTGACACGTTGTTCAAAAGCACTCTTAGCATTAGACTCATTCTTAGTCTTCTCGCTCATTAATTGATTAAGTTCTTCTTCCATATACTCAACGCGCCCGGTCTTGTAAGCTTCGGGATCCCAAGGCATCCACATACCAATCGGACCTACATAAACATCATGATTAGGATCAATTTCTCTGAGCATTTTACATCTCAACTCAGCTTCTTCTTGAGTAGGATAAGAACCTCTAATTTTTAATCCTCTGGTGTTGGTTTGGAAGTTGTGAGCAATATCAAACTGTTTTTGGAGCTCATCTTCATTATTATCAATATATGTTTTGAACTCATCATCCATACTAGATTTAATAAGCGAATCTCTTTCTTCTTTTACGAAATCTTTAAAATCATTTGATACATCATCAAATGAAATATTATATTTAAAGGAAATAAAATTTAGGAACTGAACAAATTTTTCCATTGATTTGTTAAAGTCCCACTTCTTTAGGAATTCTTCAAAAAAGAAAATTTGCTTTTCCTTTAGAATTTTATCTGGAGAACAAAATGACACACAAACGAATTTTTGTCCAGCAATAGGTTTATCCTCCTCTAATAAGTCAACATATTTAGGATTAACTTTTCCATTAACCTGTTTTCTCTCAAACCCAGATTTTTTAGAATTCTTTTCTTTAGAATGATTCATTTTAAATATATTAATTATTTATTTTTAAGTTTTTTATCGCAATATATATTTTTTTTCTTATTATTTAATATAAATGAACGGACTTATTAACGTTGGTGAACTTGTTAAGAGAATCATTAAGTACCTTGTTGAAGGTTTAATGGTGGCTATTGCCGCTTATGCTATTCCTAAACGTTCTTTGAACATTGAGGAAATTATCTTGATTGCTTTAACTGCTGCGGCTACCTTTAGCATTCTCGATACCTACATCCCTTCCATGGGTGCTACTGCTCGCTCTGGTGCTGGCTTTGGTATTGGTGCTAACTTGGTTAGATTCCCTGGCGGTTTTTAAAGTGAAGCTACTGAAAAAATAACATAATATATTTAATCTAATTGTAATATATTATGGTAAAACAATCACGTAAAAAGTTAAGAAGACCAAAACGTAACTCTTTTAGAAAAAGAACCAGAAAAATGGTTGGTGGTGTCTTTACACAAGACGAGAATCAACAATTATTAGGCATGGGATTCACTCAAGATAATATTCAACTTCTCTCGAATACAGGAGTTGGATTAAATATAATACAAATGAGTTTAAATCAAGTGAATCCTGCTACTGGTGCGCCATTTACACCTCAAGAACTAATTCAAAGTATACATGACGTAAACGAGGAAATAAACAACTTAGATGAAGGTGTAGCTATGCCAAATCAAGAAAATGGTGTTCCTGGTGCTCCTTATAACGATGTTCCTGTTGCTCCTGGTGCTAATTATGTTGAAGAACAAGGTCCTGGGTTAAATATGGAAGATTTAGGTCCATATTCTCCACGTTCTGTTACTGAAATGGGTGGAAGAAGGAGAAGAAAAAGTCGCAAACAACGCGGAGGAACCGAATTTAGTGAGGAACAGTTAACTGAATTAGGTAGATTAGGTTTTAGTGATAACCAAAAAAAAATTTTAGCTCGGGGGTTTAGAATAACACCACCAAATATGGCTATGGAATCAATTCGTCAAGCTCTTCAACACAATTATATAACAGGTCAACCTGATACAGTCGAAAGCATAATGCG